TGAAACTCCTGTTGCACCGGTTACACCAGTAGCACCTGTAACTCCAGTTGCACCTGTAACACCAGTTGCTCCTACTGCACCAGCAGTACCAGATACACCTGTAGCACCAGTAACTCCTGTCGCACCAGTAACTCCAGTAACTCCTTTAACTCCAGTAGCACCGGTTACACCAGTAGCACCTGTAACTCCAGTTGCACCGGTTACACCAGTAGCACCTGTAACTCCAGTAGCACCTGTCACACCAGTAGCACCTGTAACTCCAGTTGCTCCTACTGCACCAGTAGCTCCTACTGCACCAGATACACCAGATACACCAGATACACCAGATACTCCTGATACTCCAGATACTCCAGATAATCCTGTAGCTCCTGAAACTCCTGTAGCACCTGTAACTCCAGTAGCACCTGTCACACCAGTTGCACCAGTTACTCCTGTTGCACCGGTTACACCAGTAGCACCTGTAACTCCAGTTGCACCAGTTACTCCAGTTGCACCTGTAACACCAGTAACTCCAGTAACTCCAGTAACTCCAGTGGCCCCAGTAACACCCGCTCCTGCACCTACTTCTGAGTCACCCCAGTATAATTTATTTGAACTCCCACTATTCCATAGAACGTTATCTGCAGGAGATGAAGAAAAAACCCCTTGTGGTAATTGTACTTGGGGAACTGGTGAATGAAGAATACTCTTCCTAATCTCTGTTTTGTCCGTTTTTAAATGCTTTTTAGAATTCACCATGATAAATATAAATTGGAGGGCTTAAGGTGCCCTCCGTACCTATCCTAACTAACGCCCTATAGAGAACCGTTAATAATGATACATCCAACTTCAGGTCGAATGATTTTCAAACCATACCTCATAGACATGTAAGAACCGACAATTCCAAATCCGGGATTTGCCTCTTCTACTGTTAAAGGTCGTCTTTCAACATAGACACCGGGCTTCGTGGATAAATCAAAGATACCGAACCTTCCGGATGGTACCCAAGCATTCATCACAACAGTTAAGCCATACAGTTGTCCAATTACTCCAGATGAAGCAGCTCCTTTGAAGGGGCCGTCCATTTGACCTGCGGTCGTTGGAGATGCTGCACTACCCGAAGTTACTCCGGGACCTACTGCGCCTGTATAATAAGCCGTGGTGAAATCACCAAGGTCTAATAAAGACTTGTAGTGTGCAGGGGAAATGAACAAGTGTGTAGCATTGTAACCGTGTGCTGCTATCCTATCTATTCCTGATGTTATGTCTGATAGAGCGATTTGACCTGCTCCAGTTGCTGCTGCTGCTACATACATATCACGGATTAATCTTGTGGAACTTTCGTTACCATAAGAATTCAAACGTGAATCAGTACCATCAACGTCAGATGCTGACATACCACTACCGAAGAAACCACCGTAGATGTTCTTCGTAAAGTTGGTAATATCATCTTCTGATGTATCAACTGTAATAGCCATTGTGTCAAAAGTCGAATCAGCTGAAACTGAACCGAAAACAGTCTTCATAACATGTTCTGTCATGTGTCTGTCTACAGCTCTGCGTGACTCATTAAGAGCCATCTCAACTTCATTAAATCTTGAGTCTTCTATCATTCTTCGGGTTACACCTACCGCAATACCCCACTCACGTACTGTCACTCTTTCCGAGCGTAGCATAGTGTGTTGGTACTGAGGAGTGTTTCCTTCGTTTATTTGCTCTAGCTTCATGCTAGGTCTACCGAACGTAATGTCGATGTTACCACCTGTTTCAGTGCGCATTGGTTCCATAAAGAAGTCTAATGCTGGAAGGTCTGTGACCTTGTAATCCATTATTGCGTCTTTATAATCAATGAGAACTCTCTCACCTAGGCCACCATCGTTGGCGCCGGTGTTCAGGGAAGTAAGTATACCAGTTTTTGCTGTAACCATTTATCCTCCTCTAAAATGTGAGTACCTTTCTCAAATTTGGTCCCGCAGAATTTGCAGTTGAATCTATATAGACAGCTGCAGTTGCTCCACTGTAGTGGTGCCCTGCTGTGCCGCTAATTAAATATCCTGCGCCTACTGCTCCTGAACTGATTACACAAAGTGTACCACCGGAGACTGTTCCTGAAACTGGGACGTTGAGTACAACTCCTTTTCCCGTAATTACGCTTGCGTTCTGCCCAGAGCCACAATCAGTGAGTAATACTCCTAATTGTCCACTTGCGGCAGTGTCAGCGTGATTTATCTCAGCTTGGTCATCCATGGTCACAAAGCGTCCACCAGACAGATTTGTGCCTGAAGCAGCGGTAAAGGGCAAAATGCGCGCTGGAGCGCCACCGTCATTTACTAAAATTTCTGTTGCCATATTTACTTACTCCTTAGTTCTTTAAAAGAACCTCCTTGTCAAGGACTATTCGTCCTCTTTCGTTCATCTTAACTGCGAATTGTCTTTCCTCTTCAGGAAGTGCATCCCCTTCGTTGGCTTTACCCTTTCCGAAAGTTCGCTCTACCTCAACAGGTTCAGGCATTGCAGCAAGAGCTTCGCTGAATCCAGTCAGCTTGTTCTCATCCCATGCAGAGAGCTCTTCTAAACGAGTAGCTTTCTTGTCTTCTTCTACTTGACCTAGAATTACTTGCTTTGAAATAATAGACTCAATAAATTGAGCTTTTCTCTCTTCTGCTTCTTTTGCGGTTCTCTCTTCCTCAGCTGCTTTGAATGCTTCAATTTGTTTTAAAGCATCTGCATACTGGGTTTCGATTTCCGTTTTTGAAGATTGCATTTCTTCTAGTTGCGTACGAAGACTTGCGAACTCGCGTTCGACAATGTTCTCAGCATCGGATTTCTTATTCTCTTCTTCAGCCATTGTTTCAACCTCTGTTGTCCCATCTGCTTCACAACATTCTTTCCCTTCTTTACATGCGTCACAGCAATCTGATTGCTCTTCATCTTTAGGTTCCGAATGAATGTTACATTCCGTTTCTATCGTACATTCTTTGCAGACGGGGTCCATCTTTTCATTGTCAATGAAACTAACCTCTGTGGGACGTATGTTGGTGGCATAAGTGTCACCCATCACATCTATATCATTGGAAAACCAATCAATACTTACGTGAGTCATATCCCCGTCCTTGACTTTATCCATCACTTCTTGTCCATGTCCATACTTGTTAGACACTGTGGCCAACATTTTCAATGCAGTCTTTCCATTCCCCATCTCCATCACCTCGGGCTCAGTAGCCATGCCGATTAAATCCTCTGGTGTTCTTTGATGGTTAACATAAATAGGAAGCTCCTTAAAAGCTTCTATGTTATCTTTTAATATTGAAGGTTCTATATAAACCTTCTGTTCTACCTCGTCTTCTTCGTATGTATGAAGACCAGATGTTATAGCGACAACGGGAAATGTGACAGTGTCTATTCCCTCATCGCTGGTAAATGTCATATCGTCGTTTTCACTTATATCTAAAGCAAAGGACCGACGTACTGGCTCTGTGGAAGTAGACCTACCAAATTCCCGCTCAACGCCATTCTCTTCAGCCCACATGCTACACATGCCAGCTGAAAGCTCTTCGTGATTATCAAAACCACGCTTTTCTAAGGTTTTAGATACTGTTGTTATACACTGGTCGTATTTCATTTTCTATCTCCTGTTGCGTTTGCGGAGGGTTTGTTACCTCTATTTTGTGCTCTTGCACCTTCTTCTTTTTTATCTGTATTCTTACCACCAGATACATTTGCATTCTTATCACTTTGTCCGGCTTGTTTAACTACAGAGTCTTTTACCATTTCAAGTTCAACCACACCTTCAGGGTCAAGTCCTCTTTCTTCTCTAACTTCACCGGGTGCTAATACACCTTCTGATAGGTATATCATATCTGTCTTTGCTTTGGTAAAAGCATCATTAATATTAATTTGTCTAAACTTAATTAGAGCAGGTTCATCACCTTCCTTATCTACTAACTGAGGCATTAACTGTGAATTTATAGCTGACTCAACCATAGATTGTAGATATTGAACAAAAGGTTCAAAAATAGGTCGTGCCCTTTCTGGGTCTGTCCACATAGTCATAGGTACCTTTAAAGCCATATGTATTTTAGCGAGTATATCATCTGTATACTTACCATATTCAAAAGCTCTATTAGTTCCTCCTAACTCTTTAATCTCAATATCATTACCATGTATAATATCTTCACCCGGTTCTAAACTATTGAACGCATCAACTATTTCATTAATTTTATCGGGACCATAAGGCATATCTGGTAAACCACAAGAAATATCAAACCGAGATGTAGCGTATTTATTCAGAGCCGCTCCTATATCTCTTTCTGCATAATCTTTTAAATCCACTAAATATATAATAGGATGTATATCAGATAACCCATAAGCATAATCATCGAAAACATTATTCTTTAATTCAATAATCTCTGCTTCTTCAAAACGTATAGAATCTTGGTCTGACCCTATATCTTGATAATAATAAAGTATCTGCCCATGTTCGTTTCTTTGAACAAACATGTTCTGACTAGAACGTAAAACTAAATTAGCTGAATCGTTCCATTTAGGAAATCCTCCAGTAAACTCTAAATACCCTGTTCCAAATATACGGGCATTCCTTAACCATGTGTAGAGAGTTTGTTTTATATTAATATCTTTAAACATTCCCTCAATCTGTTCTCTTAAACTTTCATCATCAGTTACTATATCATAACCATCTTTGATAGCATAGAAACATGGTAAATCGATAAGTGTTCTTATTATAGGGTCTGAAAGATATATATTCATATAGGTTCTAGGCTTACCTAAATGCTCTTCATAATATTTCATTCCCCCACTAAATTGATTAGCGAGTTTTAACCTTCTTATAACCCCTTCACCGAAGTTGCGTGGTTCATCTTCTTTGACTGGCGGATTACGTCCAATGGACGCAAACCTACGTCTGACATTATCTATAAATGACATGGCTATCTATGTTATAATAATATATAGTATATAAAGCTTTTGTCATAATCTTATGGGTCCGTGCTTATTTAATTGAACTTTTCGCTGTCTTGTAGTAAAAAGTGAGCCTTGCGAGTAGTTTCCTCGTTTTTCATATGTAACATGTCTAGAAGCCTTAGATTTAGTACTTCCAAAGGTTCCAGAGCCGGGTAACATAGTCAATGCAGCATGTATACCTATTACAGAACTATCACAATAATCGTCATGTTTTCCTTCGGGTGCTGCTATACGTTCTGTCTTATTGGCTGCATCCATTACATATTCTAATTCAATATGTTCTCTCAACCATTTATTAATTACTTTAGCATATTGTGGTGGTTGTAGTTCAGGGTTGGGTATATGTATTACTCCTTGTTGTACAAAGGATACATAATCTCTATATACTTGTGTCTTTGTCCCTCTTGGTCCTCCTGTAAATATGAAAGGTACAAAATGTATCTGAGGGGAAGTACTAATACAGGCTACTCTTAAATCTTGTTCAATAGCTCCACCTATACCAGTAGCATCTATTATAAGTTTATCAGCTCTCATTTTAGTAGCTATATCCATTATTCGTTTTCTTTGATAAGGTATATCGTGTCCTCCACTTCGTGGATTGATTTCTTCTAGATATGCTAATTTAGCTATATTACCTTTTTCATCCTTTTCTACAGACCATGCAGATATAACTGTAGAATTAACTGATTTACCAATATCCACTCCTATCACTACTTGAGGAGGTATATCTATCCCTGCTTCTACTTCTTCGCGCGTTAATATCTTATAATCAGAAAAACAATCCTTTAGACGCTCTGAATTAAAGATTTGAGATACACTCTCTACAAATTCACACTCGTATTCTGTTCTCCAGTATATTGAGTCTTCTCCCCACTCCATCATCTTTTCTAACATTTCTTCTTCATTGTAAGGAGCAGAATAAGCATCTCCGGGTTGTATAGCATCTCTCCATGTGTATACTAATCTTTTAAATGTTGGAGCATAAGCATCATCATACAAATAACGCCACATATGGTTCTCTTTAGATTTAGGTGTACCTAAGTTAATAAAAGGGGCTTTATTAGAAACTACTGCAGGTTCTACATTATCCACGAATAATTTATCGTCGATGAGAGGGGACTCATCAACAATACAGAATGTAGGGTGTTGTCCACGTATCGCTTGCCCTTGATTACTTGGCGCTAATGGAGCTCTACGCAACATTGTGCCCCCCTTCATGCGTATATGGGGCTTATTGTGAAATTTATAATTATCTACTAAGCTATCTAAGAACTTATTATCCTTAAAGTTTCTATATACATATCCAAAGATTAATGAAGCTTGGTCTTCACTTGGTGCTAAAATAAAAATTAAATCTCTAAATCTATTAAAGAACATATAAACTGTAGCTGCTATAGCTAAAGCATAAGACTTACCACTACCACGAGGGGCAAGAATAGCTAACTTACGTTGTTTACCATTCTTAGGGTGAGTCAAAGAGTGTACTATAATATTTTCTTGTAGAGGTCTTAAACGTAAAGGTCTTTGTTTCTGGTCTACAAGATAGGCATCACAAAAAGCACGTACCAAACGTAACATTTTGTCCTT